GCGTAAGCTAGGATGCGGACCTGGATATTTTTGAGCGCTGTAGTAGCCTCTGCTTTGAATATTCGCGCAGCGCGTCAAACAATGACGTCTGTGTTTTCTTTTTCTTTCGCAGCGCAGAGACAATAGCTTCGTCTACAGTTTGCTTGGCCACAATTAAGTGCGCGAAAACTTTTGCCGATTTGTTGCCAGACCTGCGAAGCCTTCGCAGCAGCTGATCGTAAAGCTCGTAGTCATAGGTGAGCGAATGCAGAATTACGTGCTGCGCGTTACCCTCTTGCATGTTCAAGCCGTGCGCCATTGCCATTGGGTGGCCAAGCAGTATTGGTATGCTGCCAGCGTTCCATTGCTTTACTATCGCATCTGACTTTGTTGGTGAAATGCCGCCACCAATAACCGGCAGCGGCTTATTCTTTTTGCCAAATCTTTTCTGCAGCCTCACTAAATCGTGAGCAAAATCGTAAGTAACAATAACCGGCGCACCGTTTAGCTCGTCAATCAAATCCTCGACAGCATCTAGCTTTGCTTCGTGTAAATCATCCCACGTTCTTGCTGCTGACTTTCGGCCCTCCTCATCAACCAGCTGCGCGTGGTACAAACCGCCGTTGGCAATTTGCCTGCACTTACCGCTGGCGACGCCTGCGTTCATTGCGGTGATAGTGTTGCCGTTAAACTCCGTGATAAACTCGTCTTCCAGCTCGTCGTATATTTTTCGAACATTGGCAGGCAGCTCTACCTTGATGACGTTCTCTACCAAGTTTGGCAAGTGGATGTGGTCTTCCGCGCTTAGCCTAAAAACAGTTGGCGCAATGCGCGCGTAGATTGCCTCTTCCGCGCCCTTCTGCGGAACCCAAGTGTAACCGCCATAACCTGTAGGCCTAAAGTAGTTTGTGCGGTAGTGCGTAATAAACTGACCAAGCGCGCGGCCTGAGTCGATGATGTACATTAAGTTGAACAGGTCAATAAGACCGTTTGGCGCAGGTGAACCTGTCAAGCCCCATCTTCTGTCAAACAAATTAAGAACAAGGCGAAGTGCTTGCGAGCGATTACTGTCGTAGTGCTTGAACTTGCTTATTTCGTCCACCACTAGTATGCTAAGGCCAAGCTTCTTGAACGCCTTCACGTCGGCCGTGATTACTTTTTTATTGCCAATCTTTTCTGTCTTTACTTTCAGCAGCCACTCAAGTCCTTCCGGATTAATAATTAAAATGTCGGCTTTAGACTCTGCCAGTTGCCTGTCTTTCTTTGGCCCATGCAGCACTTGGTACGTCAAACCGTGGAAGTCTGTCCACTTTTTAATTTCCTCTGGCCACACAGAAACACATACGCGAAGCGGCGCGATAATGAGCACGCGGCCGAGCATTCCTTCGTCCTTCAGTATTTTTAGCGCGCCAAGAGTGATGCTGGTTTTACGCAGGCCTGGGTCAAGAAACAATCCGGCGCAAGCGTGCTCAAGTAGAAACTGCACGCCGTTTAACTGGTACTTTTCCGGCTTCCAATCCTGGCTTTGTGTTTCCTGCAAGTCTAGCTTTGATTGCGGCAATTGCTTCTGCAGCCTCTGTGTGTACTTGGACGTCATAGCCGCGCTCTCTAAGTTGTTGGTGTATGTAAAGCTGAAGCTTGCGCGGCTCTTCGTCCGGCGCTTTAAACTCAATTAATAACGGCGCACCTGGCAGCCAATACACTTCGTCAGGCCAGCCGCGCCGTCCGCGTAGTGTCAGCGTTGTGCGTAGCACGCCTACTGCATCAGCCCAAGCGTTTGTGGCAGTTTGCGCTGGCTTTTCTCTAATACGCCTTCGCAGAATAACCATTCTAAAATTCGCACGGTCCTTTTTTTGCTTTACTGTAAGCGCAATATTGACAGCCGTTGTTTGGCTTAGGCGCAAAGCGCTTGTCTATTGTCATCGGCCTAAATAACGCGTTCCACTTTTCTTGCAGGCTTTTAACTTCGCTTCGCATGTAAACTTTTTCCTCCTCCGGGCTGATGATGCCGTGGTCAAGATACCACAGCATGACCTCTACGCCATCAACTGATTCGTTTTTCATAAGACCAGCAAGCGCGTAAAGCGACAGCTGCTCTTCATGGGTCGCATTTAGCTTACCGGTTTTGTGGTCAATGATAACAAGAACGTTACGCTTCAAATCATGGTACCAGCAGTCGACAACTACACGGCAGAACGTTGACTTGTCAAACCAGCTTGATGGTTCCCAATTCTTGTCAAACGCCCACTGCTCTTCGGTTACAGGACGACGTTTTCGCAATGCTTTGAATTCAGCGTCAAACTGCGCAAGCTCAATTGGCAGCTTGCCGGCTTTTTTAGCCACAGTAAAGTTTTCCGCAAGCTTGTGTATTGCCGAGCCGCGCTCAAGATAAATGCTGCCGGGTTCTGGTAGCTTATCCAAATGTTTGAAGCGGGCGTATGCCGGACATTTTTTCCAGTCATTCAACCGAGAAAAGCTAACCGCAGTAAACCCTACAACTGGTGCTGACTTTGCTTTGGCTATTGCCGCTGCTTTGACGTTGCGAGTTGCCATATTAATCCTTGTGTGTAAGAAGATTGCCCCAAATAGTTCCAACTTTTCCGTCGCTTAGCATGGGGACGTCAAACGACACATCCTCCATTGCGCTGTTTAGCACCTTCATTTCCGACTTAACTGCCTTAGGCGGTACGGAAATGGAAATTTCGTCATGCACTGTCAGTAAAAATCGCCCTTCTTTTTTTACTTTGTCGTAGTTGATAATGGCTTGCTTAGTGCAGTCTGCCGCCGACCCTTGAATTAGGTAATTAATCAGCTTGTATTCAAAGGTGGCAATGCGGCCGTACTTTGCAACAAACTTTGGCTCTTCGCAGTAGTACTCGCGACCGCCCCACGTACGCATTGGCTTACCTGTTTGACCTAGCGTTTTCAAATCGGTCAGCAGCACAGGCAGCCCTGGAAAAACGTCAAGGTAAGCTTCCTTAGCTTGCTTGGCTTCGTCAACCGGCATGCCTAACCGAATGGCTAGCTCACCAATTCCCATGCCGTATAGCAAGCCAAAGCCAATGGTTTTAGTTCTTTTGCGGCCAATGCTAAGGCCAAACTGCTCTTCTATCATGTCAGCGGCGAGCTGGTGCATGTCTAGCTTGGGATTTTCGTTGTAGCTTCTTAGCAGCGGACCATCTTCAAAATGCCCCATGATGCGAAGCTCTTGCTGTGCATAGTCGCGCTTACACCAGCGCTGTCCCGGGTCTGCGCGCAAGTACATACGAACAGCAGGAAGCTCCGGGATATCGCCGATATAGCTTGGGTGCTTGTAGCCGCTCGCAATACTACTTTGCGACTCTTCCCCGCTGTCTCCTGGCGCATTCATAAAGCGCGAAGCCGACATGCGACCAGTACGTGCTCCTTTAGAGCCAGAGCCGCCGCTGGCTTGGCGCACCTGATTCCAAGCCGGATGCACTACACCACCAGTTATGCGGGCTTCGTCGCGCCAAGGCTCTGCAAACGTACCGCGTCGCGTCGCAAGCAGCGATCGATACTGTAGCGCGTGCAGTATTTGCTTGTTTGTCACCGCGCCCATTAGCGAGTCTTTTGCGGTTGACATTTTACCAGTGGCTGTTGTCATAAACAAACCCTCTTCTGCGTGACCGCTACTAATCAACGCGTCAGCCAGTGCGGCGTCTGAATCAATATTCAAGTCTTTGACTTTGAGTTTTTTACGTACCCAAGCATCAACCAAGTCTGCGCCACGCGCCATTTCCTTGCAGTCAGCTTCAAGTGCTTTTTGGTCCGTATACACGCCTTCACGCTCGTTGGCAAGCAGTATTGGCATAAGCTCCCTTTCGCGGTTGTATGGCTCTGCCATGTTGCGCTCATACACAACTTTTGGCCATAAGAAGGCGAACAGTTTTTCTGTCCGGGTAGTATCTCCGTTTGCGTAGCGGCCAACAAGGTCGCCTGGCGCCAACCAGATATACTTTCCAGCCTCTTTAGCAGCACGCGGCATTATTTTTTCATTGATAGCCCAGGCGCGTACAGCATCCTGCTCGTCTGGCTTCATACCAAGCAAGCGCTCTGCCGCCGGCTTTAGTTTTAAATCAGCTGAGTGCGGGTCGTGCAAAAATAAAAGATAGACCGTGTCCTCT